CCCTCTTTTTTGCGTCCACAGTATTAACCAAACCAGTTCAGCCAAACCAGTTCAGCAGGGGAAACCAAAAATGATCGCCGATAGAATAAAAACTTTCAAACGCGTAAAAGTCGCAGACCTAATTGACAACCCGCGAAATTGGCGCAAGCATCCCGACGCACAGCGGAACGCTCTGGGCGGTTTGCTTGAGTCCGTCGGCTGGGCTGACGCAGTTCTCGCACGCGAAACCGACGCGGGTCTGATGTTGATTGATGGACACCTACGCAAAGAACTCGCAGCAGATTCTAAGGTTCCGGTGCTAGTCCTCGACGTCACAGAAGCCGAGGCAGACTTGATCCTCGCGACCCATGACCCACTAACGTCAATGGCTGAGACCGATCAGGCTCTACTTGATGAACTCGTGCAAGGACTAGACATCGACAACGACGAAACGCAGAAGATGCTCGACGAACTAGCAAGCGATCCGGTCATTGATGCGGAGGAGGACGAACTTCCAGAAGTGCCAGACGAACCAACGACAAAGACGGGCGACCTGTTTGCGTTGGGCGATCACCGTTTGTTATGCGGAGACGCGACCAGTGCCGACGACGTTGCGAGGTTAATGGGCGGAGCGAAGGCGGATATATGGCTCTGTGATCCACCGTACAACGTCGATTACACAGGAAAGACAAAAGACGCACTAAAGATTGAGAACGATGGGATGGAAGACCTGCGGTTCCGATCGTTTCTCGTGACAGCGTTTGATTTAGCGTTGTCCAACACTAAGGCAGGTGGTGCGTTCTACATCTGGCACGCAGATTTGGAGGGGTACAATTTTAGAGCTGCGATCTTTGACTGCGGTGAAACAGTGCGTCAGTGTTTGATCTGGGTAAAGCAAACGATGGTGATGGGACGACAGGATTATCAGTCGAAACACGAACCGTGTCTTTATGGCTGGAAGTCCGGTGCTGCACATAGTTGGCATACCGACAGAAAGCAAACTACGGTTTTAGAGTTTGACCGACCAAGTAGAAGCGTCGAACACCCCACCATGAAACCAGTTGAGTTGTTTGCTTATCTCCTGACCAACAGCAGCAAAAAACGCGACATTGTATTCGACCCCTTCCTCGGCTCAGGTACAACCCTAATCGCTGCCGAGCAGCTCGGTCGCAAATGCTACGGGATGGAAATATCACCAGCCTATTGCGACGTCATTATTCAGCGATGGGAAAACCTAACAGGTAAGAAAGCGAAGAAGGTGAAATAATGGTCAGAGGTAGAAAGCCGATGCCGTCGGCAATAAAAGAACTACGCGGCGACTATGACAAGAACCCGCAAAGGCGAAACAAAAAAGAACCGAAACCGCCGGACGGAATACCGAAGGCTCCGAGATACCTGGACAGACTCGCGAAAAACGAATGGCGGCAGACCTGCAAGCTACTCGCGTCGATGAATGTGCTGTCATCGGCTGACCGATCCGCTTTGACGTTTTACTGTCAGACTTATTCAGAATGGCGCAAGGCTATCGCGTACTGCGAGAAGTACGGCGCGTGGACTATCGGCAAGGACAGCAACGGCAACACCACGACAACGCGAAACGAATGGGATCGAATACGCGAACGCTGTGCGGACTCCTGTCGTAAATGGTTGATCGAGTTCGGCTTGACACCATCAGCGCGGACGCGGCTGCAAGTCACCGAAGAAACAAAGGACGAGTTCGATGTCTTCTTGTCGAGGTACACGAAAAACTAATGGCAAAGAAGAAACCAAAAAAGAAGACGGTCGCGATGTCGATGGCGACGCAGGACGACGCCGCGATCGCGGACGGCTGTTATTTTGACGAGCAGGCTGCCGACTTTGTTTGTGACTTCTTTGAGACGTACCTGCGGCACACGATGGGAACGCACGCGGGCGAACCGTTCACCCTCCTTGACTGGCAAAAGGACGACGTGCTGCGTCCGCTGTTCGGCTGGAAGCGAGAGGACGGACGCAACCGATTCAACAGAGGATTAATTTGGACGGCAAAGAAGCAGGGCAAGTCCACGTTGTCCGCTGGTATCGCGTTATTCTATCTGATGACAGCGGGAAAACGTGCTGAGGTGTACGGTGTCGCCGCAGTCCGCGAGCAGGCTGCGATCATCTATCGTGAGGCTGCGAGTATGTCGCGCACCTGCAAGATGCTCGCGGGTAAACTCAAGGCGTTTGATTCTAAGAAGCGTATTTTTTACGGTGCTAACAACAGTTTTTATCAAGCGTTGGCTGGTGAGATGATGGCACGAGGGACAGAAGGGGTAAATCCAAATTTGGTATTGTTCGACGAACTACATGCGTTTCGCTCGCGGGAACTCTGGGAATCGCTTGCGTACTCCTCAGCAGCTCGTCAGGATTCGCTCTTGTTGAGCGTGTCCACCGTTGGCATCGCAGACCAGTCGCTTATCTGGTGGGAGCAATATGATTACACGAAGAAACTGCTCGACGGTTCGATCATCGATCCGCATTGCTTCGGCTATCTGAGACAAGCCGACGAGGATTGTATCGACGACTTTGAGAAGTGCGGCGAGGAAGAACAATGGTTCAAGGCGATGCCGTCACTGGGTCACACGGTGCAAGTCGAAACGATACGCCAGCATTACACAGAGGCGAAGAACTCACCGGCAAAACAGAACGCGTTCCGTCGGTATCTGCTCAACATCCCGACGCAGCAGATCGATCGAGTCGTGCCAATGTCCGAATGGTATAGCTGCCAGTCTGACGTTCCCGACCTGATGGGTCGGCACTGCTTCGGAGGTCTTGACCTTGCATCTCATGAGGACTTATCGGCTCTGGTTTTATACTTTCCAGCGACCGAGGACGGCGAGCCTGCGTTCGTGTTGTCGAACTTCTTTTGTCCAGAGGATAAAATCAAAGAACGAAAAGTGAGTGGGATGGCTTACTATTCGACATGGGTCGATGAGGGGTGGTTGACCATAGCCGGTGGGGCGAGGATTGACGCGGAGCCGATACAGGATGTTATTCGTGAGGCGTCGGAGTACTATCAAATTGACCAGATAGGCTTTGACCCGTGGGGTGCGGATGCAGTCGTCAACGATTTAATCGAGGAGGGAATACCACTTGTTGCAGTTGGTCAGAGTATGCGGGGGATGACGACGGGCGTCAGGACTTTGCTCGACGACATCGCCGAGGCAAAAATTCACCACGACGGGAACCCCGTGCTGAGTTGGTGCCTGGCGAATTGTGCAAGCGATGAAAAGAGCGACGGCGGCATCAGATTCAGCAAAAAGAAATCAGCAGACAAGATCGACGGTGCGGTCGCTTTGGCAATGGCACGCGGGCGAGCAGTAGACAATGCAAACAAATCAAACAATCAACCCGAAATTTTCTTTTGAGAGATGACACCCGATGGCGTTATTAAATCGAATAAAAAACCTATTCGTCCAAGATTCAACATATCGAACCCCGCACGACTTCCTTTTCAAGTCCTCGACGTTCGGGCAAACGTCCGACTCTGGCGAGGTGGTCACCGAGACGACAGCGATGTCTCTGGCGTGGGTCTGGCAAGCCGTCAGCACGATCTCAAATGACATCGGACGTCTGCCGGTTGTATTATTCGACAGATCAAACGGAGAGCGTGAGCGAGCGACCACGCATCCAGCCTACCAACTAATCAAACGCCGACCGAATCCATACATGACGAGCAAAGTCTTTATGTCAACGCTTACAAAGTCGGCACTGCTGACTGGTAACGGTCTGGCGTGGATCATGCGTGACCAACGCGGGATCCCCATCGAGTTGTATCCGCTGGACACCTCAACCGTCCGCATCAACGTCATCGACAATGAGCCGGTTTATCTTGTTCGCTTCAAGGCAGGCGACGAGGAGACTGCGATCAGGTATCGCGACATAATCCATATAAAAAATATATCCAATAATGGATATTGGGGACTCGACTGCATCACGTACGGACGCAACTCGATCGGACTCGGACTCGCAACCGAGAAGCACGGCAATCGGTTCTTCAAGAATAACGCCAGACCGTCCGTTGTCCTTGAGACTGCTGGCAATATGGACAAAGAAAAAGCCGACCAACTGCTCGCGTCATGGAACGAGATGCACGCAGGGGCAAACAACGCATACAAGACCGCGCTACTCACTGGAGGCATGGAAGCCAAGGTGATGAGCATCAATAACGATAACGCTCAATGGCTCCAGTCGCGACAATTCCAACGTCAAGAAATAGCCTCCTGGTTCCTATTGCCAGCGAACAAGCTCAACGACACCGCCAGCGTCTCCTATGCCAGCGTTGCCGCGTACAACAAAGCCTATCTAGATCAAACCCTGATGAATTGGATCGTTACATGGGAAGAAGAACTGACCGACAAGCTACTCACGACGCGACAACGTGAAGACGATCAATTCAATTTTGAGTTTATCACCGCGAGCCTGTTGCGTGCCGATCTGCTCCAGCGGTATCAAGCCTATCAAGTCGGGATCGCTTCCGAGTTCCTGAGTCCGAACGAGGTGCGACGCCTGGAGAATATGCCAGCTCGCGAAGGTGGCGACAGCTTCGTTAATCCGAACACCAAAAGCGGCGACAGTCCACAACCGGAACCAGTACCAGAAGACGCAGAAGCCAAGACAGATATGGAGCCGTCGCTGCGGGCATTGCTCGCCGATCGCATGGGCAGGATGATCCGGCTCGAAGTCACCAAAGCGAAGCAAGCCGCAACGCGTGAAGCGAACTTCATCAGTTGGCTCGAGTTGTTTTATGACACCTTTGGAGAAAAGGTCGAGGAGGCTTTGCGTCCTTGTGTGACGACTGCACAGGCTGCCGGATTCGCTGACGGTTGCGACGTTCACGAGATCACACAGACGCACATCATGGACTCGATCGATAGACTGCTCAACGTCACCGAGTGCAAACCCGAAGAACTAGAAACCAAAATCGTCGCGGAAGTCTCAACGTGGGACGTCCGAGCCGATGACATCATCAATAGAATAATGGAGAAAAGCTGATGGCGAGTAAAATATATTTATATGGCACAGTGGGATACGACATCGATGCGAGTTATGTACGGATGGCACTCGACGAAGCGTCCGACGGCGATCTCGAGCTGCGGATTAACAGCGGCGGCGGTGATGTCTTCGAAGGTCAAGCGATCTACTCGCTTCTTGAGTCCTGGAAGACGACAACCGGAAATAGAGTCATCGTCTACATTGACGGAATCGCTGCCTCAGTTGCCAGCGTGATCGCGATGGCTGGGTCTGATATTCAGATGAGCAGCAACGCCTTAATGATGATTCATAATCCGTGGACGCCTGCGGCTGTCGGCGGTGCGGACGACTTGCGTGACCTTGCCAACGTACTCGACAAGATTCGCGAGACGATCGTCACAGTGTACGAAACCAGATCGGGCATCGACCGCGATGCGATCGGGCTGATGATGGATGAGGAGACATGGTTCACCGCTGCCGAGGCTGTGAATTTTGGATTCGCTGACCAGATTGTCAACGCCTCAGAGGAAACCGTCGCATCGATTAAAGCGTTTAATTATGTCAACGCACCGGACTGGGTTCATGCTGTTGAGCCTATCGAGAAAGACGCTGCCGAGCCGGTTGCAGTCCGTCGAAGTCTCGCAAAGGCGAAGCTAGCCGCTGAGCGTTGTTGCAATAAAAACAGTAAGAACTAAAAAGAGTAGATAAGCCTAGCACTTATCCAGTTGCGTCGGGTCGTCTCCTCATTAGCGGACGCGAGAACAGCGACACCAAACCTAAAAATAAAATCAATCACAGAAGGAATTTGTAAGATGACACTAGAAGAAATCAGAGAACGTATCGTCGAGATGCAAGAAAAGATGCAAGCCGTGATCGCCGACGCCGAAGACCTTAACCGCGAATTGACCGATGACGAAGGCGAAGAAATCGACGCCATCCTCGAAGAAATCGAAAACAAGTTGCGACCACGCGAAGCACGCATGGAAAAAGTCGAAGCTGAAAAGCAACGTATCGCCCTGGCACAGACTCCAGTCGTCGCCGTGCAAGCCTCGACCTCAATGCCTGCCGTGCCAAAGTCGCACCGCAAACTGCGAGCGTTTGACAGCAACGAAGACGCCTATCGTGCAGGGCTTTGGTTTAAGGCTGCGTTTTTGAACGACAGCGAAGCCAGTCGTCTATGCAATGATTACGGAATCTTGAACACAGCAACCGAAGGTACTGGAAGCGCCGGTGGTTTTTTAGTTCCCGATGAGCTGTCCTCAGCGATTATCGCAGTTCGCAACCGAGCAGGCGTATCACGCCAACTTTGTAAAGTTGTTGGTATGTCTAGCGACGTGATGAACATTCCAAAAGTGACCGCCGGTCTAACTGTTGACTACCCAGCCGAAGCCGCTGCAATTACTGCCAGCGACCAAACATGGGGACAGGTAGCACTAGCAGCCGTCAAACGGGCAGTGATTGCCAAGACGTCAAACGAGTTGCTACACGATTCGGTCATTAACGTGATCGACGATCTTGCTGTTGCAATCGGTAACGCGTTCGCCGTCCAAGAGGATAACGAATTAATCAAC